CACCAACCGGTTCTCCTGGATCCTCCACGTGCAGGTCCCCCTGATACGAGAGGCCCGGCGAGCCGCGGCAGAGCGCCGGAGAGCCGCAAATGACCAAGACCCCTACCAAGACCGCCCAGGCAGCGCCCAAGGCTCGCGCCACCCGGGACTGGGAAGCCGTTGAACGCGACTACCGCACCGGCAAGTTCACCTTCCGCGAACTGGAGACCAAGCACGGCATCCCCTACGGGACGATCAGCGCCAGAGCCACCCGGGAGAACTGGAGCCGCGACCTGCGCTCCGTCATCCGCCAGCGAGCCAGCGCGGCCCTGGTGGAAGAGCTTGCTGCACAAGGCACGGCACAAGTCGCACAGAGCGCCGCACAAACTGTGCAGCTTGCCGCCGAGCAGGCCAAGGCCGTCATGCTGTCCCACCGGACCCGGGCCCAGGCCCTGGCCGCCACGGCGCTGGAACTGCTGGGCGAGCTCTCCAGGGCCGCGCTGCTGGCGCAGGAGCAGGAACTGCTGGCCCAGATCCTGGCCGGCTCGGGCGCAGAGCCCAAGGACGAAGCCGAGGCCCGCCGCGTGGTGCAGAAGGCCCTGAGCCTGGGCGGCCGGGCCAGCACGGTGAAGCTGCTGACCGACAGCCTGGCGCGCGTGCAGGACATGGAGCGGCAGGCCTGGGACCTCGAGGAGGGCCCGCCGCCGCCGGAGAAGCCGCCGCTGGACCTGGACTCCATGACCACGGACCAGCAGGTCGCGGCGCTGCAGGAGCTGCTGAGTGGCGCTCGCTGATCAAGCGGCAACGTTGCCGCTGGAAACCGACCCGAGGCTGACCGTGCCGGCGATCGACTGGCGCAAGCCGGACTACGGCCCGGTGATCACGTGGCGGATCCAGCTGCTGCAGCGCCTGCAGGGCATGAGCGAGGAGTCTTTCGCCGCGCTGATGGCGTACTACAAGGCCCACCCGGCCGACTGGATCGAGCACTGGGGCTGGACGTTCGACCCTCGCAACCCCGAGCGCGGCCTGCCGGCCATGGTGCCGTTCCTGCTGTTCCCGAAGCAGCGCGAGTTCATCGATTGGGTGGTGGCGCGGTGGAAGGCCCGCGAGGATGGCCTGGTTGAGAAGAGCCGGGACATGGGCGTGTCCTGGCTGTGCGTGGCCGCCGCGGCGTGGATGTGGATATTCCACGGCGGCACGGTGGTCGGCTTCGGCTCGCGCAAAGAGGACTACGTCGACAAGCTGGGCGACCCGGCCAGCCTGTTCTGGAAGCTGCGCCAGTTCGTGGGCCTGCTGCCCCCGCGCATGCGGCCCGAGGGCTACATCGAGAAGAAGCACGCCCCGTTCATGCGGCTGCTGAACCCCGACAGCGGCAGCGCGGTGGTCGGTGAGGCCGGCGACAACATCGGCCGCGGCGCGCGGACCTCGATCTACTTCAAGGACGAGAGCGCGTTCTACGAGCGCCCCGAGGCGGTTGACGCGGCCCTGTCCCAGACCTCGAACTGCAAGATCGACGTGTCCACGCCCAACGGCGAGGGCAATCCGTTCTGGCGCAAGCGCCACGGCGGCAAGGTGCCGGTGTTCACGTTCGACTGGAAGGACGACCCGCGCAAGGGGCCCGACTGGTACGAGCGGCAGAAGCAGACGCTGGACCCCGTGGTGCTGGCCCAGGAGGTCGACCGCGACTACGGCGCGTCCACCACCAACGCCTTCATCCCCGGCAGCCTGGTGACGGTAGCCATGAGCCGCGGCCCGGCCGACGTGCCCGCGATGGGGCCGCTGCGCGTGGGCCTGGACGTGGCGCGCTTCGGCGATGACCGCACGGTGCTGACGTTCCGCCGCGGGAAGGTGCTGGTGCGCCGCGTGGCCTGGACCAAGACCGACCTGATGAGCACGGCCGGCCGCGCCAAGCAGGAGATCAATGCGTTCCGCGCGGCCCGCGGCGTGCACCTCGAGCAGATCGCGGTGGACTCCATCGGCATCGGTGCCGGCGTGGCCGACGCCCTGCGCCAGTGGTTCGGCGAGGACGTGGTCAAGGACGTGAACAGCAGCCTGCGGCGCGACGACGGCGAGACCTACAACCTGCGCGCCTGGATGTGGCTGCAGATGCGGGACTGGCTCGACACCGCGGCCCTGCCGAACGACCCCGACCTGCGCGCCGACCTCTGCGGCCTGCGCTACGAGTTCCGCGGCGGCCTGCTGCTGCTGGAGAGCAAGGACGACGCCAAGAAGCGCGGCCTGAAGTCGCCTGACCTGGCCGACTCGCTCGCACTGACCTTTGCGATACCCGGCGGCGCCAAGCAGCGCCGCCCGACGCCTGCGATCGCCGCCTACCCGGTGGATCCAGAGATGGGACTGTGATGGACACCAACGTGCAACCCGACCTGACCAGCGAGGCCGAGGCCATGTCCGAAGAGGACCGCATGGGCCTGGTGGCGGCCCAGCGCGCCGCGCTCGAGCAGATGCTGCACGCCCGCCTGAAGGCCAGCATCGACGCGCGCCGCGCCTCGGGCATCGAGGAGGTCTGGGAGCAGGATCAGGACCAATACGACGGCTTCGACGAGCTCAACCCGCCCGGTGCCGGCGCGGTGCAGACGGACTCGAAGAACCGGGCCCTGTCGCGCGACACCGGGGCACCCCGACGCGTCAACGGTGGCCGCAGCAAGGTGTTCCTGAACATCACCAAGGGCAAGACCGACACGGCCGTGAGCCGCGTCAGCGAGATGGTGCTGCCGACCGACGATCGGCCCTGGGAGTACGAGCCCACGCCGGTGCCCGACCTCGACAAGGCCGTGGAGGAGGAGGACCAGCGCCCGATCCCCCTGGCCGACGGCACCACGGCGCCGGCGCATGCGGTGGCCGCGACGCTGCTGCACAAGGCCCGCGAGAAGTCCAAGCGCATGCAGGACCACGTAGACGACTGGCTGGTGGAGGGCAGCGTCTACGCCGAGATGCGCAAGGTGGTCCGGCAGGCCGGGCGCCTGGGCACGGGCGTGATCAAGGGCCCGGTGCCGTGCATGCGCAAGGACCGCCGCTGGCGCATGGCCGATGGCGTGGCCACGGTGGAGATCGCCAGCCGCCTAGCGCCCACGTCCAAGGCCATCAGCTGCTGGAACCTTTTCCCGGATCCGGCTGTCAGCGAGGACCTGCATGCTGGCGCCTGGGTGTGGGAGCGCGACGAACTCACCAAGCGCGCCGTGCGCGAGCTGGCCGACCAGCCCGACTACGACCGCGCCGCGCTGCTGGAGTGCCTGCGCGAGGGCCCGCTGCGGCCGGCCGAGTACCACAACCGCTTCGACAAGGCCCGCGCTGGCCAGACGAGTCACCTCGACACCAGCACCTACGAGGTCTGGTACTACTGGGGCGACATCGACGCCGAGACCCTGATCGCGGGGGACTTCGTGGTGCCCGGCGTGCTGGACGACGCCGACCCGAGCGACCCGGATCAGGCCCAGCGTCGCGCCGAGCAGATCGCCGACGCCGTGGAGATGGCCACCGTCTCGGTGATGGTGACGATGATCAACGGCCGCGTGGTGCGCGTGGCCCCGAACCCGCTGGAGAGCGGCGCGTTCCCCTTCGACGTGTTCCCCTGGGAGCCGGTCGACGGCCAGCTGTGGGGCCGCGGCATCCCGCGCAAGATGGCCGCGGCGCAGCGCATGCTCAACGCCTCGGCCCGGGCGATGCTCGAGAACGCCGGCATGGCCGGTGGCCCGCAGATCGTGGCCATGCGCGACCTGATCACGCCGGCCGACGACAGCAGCGAGCTCAACGGCCGCAAGCTGTGGTGGTTCGACGCCAGCGACGACATCAAGGACGTGCGCGCGGCGTTCGCCGTGTTCACCATCGAGCCGGTCCAGCAGGCCTTCCAGGCCATCATCGAGTTCGCCCTGACGATGGCGGACCAGCTGAGCAACCTGCCTCTGCTGATGCAGGGCGCGCAGGGTCAGGCGCCCGACACCGTGGGCGGCCTGGCGATGCTGCAGGCCAACGCCACGAGCCCGCTGAAGGCGATCGCCAAGCAGGCCGACGACTGCCTGTTCGTGCCGCACCTGACGCGGTACTACGAGTGGGGCATGCAGGACCCGAAGGTGCCCGAGGACGCGAAGGGCGACCTGCGCGTGAAGGCGCGCGCCGCCTCGGCCCTGGCCTACCGCGACTTCTTGGCCGGGTTCTTGCCGCAGTTGTTGCCGTTCGTGAAGGACCCGGCATTCCGCCTGGATCCCGAGAAATACATCAGCGAACTGCTGCGCGCCAACCGCTTCAGCCCCGAACAAGTCAAGCTCACCGAGGAGCAGATCAAGGCCATCGAGGAGCAGGCAGCCAACACGCCGCCGGATCCCAAGGTCCTGGCCATTCAGCAGAAGGCCGAGCAGCACGCCGCCGAGATGGCAGACCGCCAGCAGGCGCGCGAGATCGAACTGCGTGAATCCGAGATGGAGCGCCAGCACCAAATGGTCATCGCGGAGATGGAGCGCGAGATTCAGGTGCTGGAGTTCGCGGGGCAGCGCGAGATCACGTTCGATCAGCTCAAGGCGATGCTGGCCAAGACGGCCATGGAACTGCGCCACAAGGGCCAGATGTTCCAGGCCGAGCAGCGGTTCGCCGAAACGACTGGCGAAGGGAGGGGCCTGTGACGCTACTCCAGCCAAGCCCACGACGCGCGGGTCTTGATGTGGTGCACGTTCGTGAACGTGATGCCGTAGTCGGCCGCGATGGCCTTCAGCGTGCGCCCATCGGCACGGATGGCCCGCACCTGGTCCGCGGTCAGCTTCGACAGGTGGTGGCGCGAGCCGCGGCGACGAGTGCCGTGGTCGACCATGTCGGCGAAGTTCCCCGCCTGGGTGTCCCAGCGCAGGTTCGTCAGCGCGTTGTTCGAGCGCACGCCGTCACGATGGCAGGCCTGATGCCCGTCCGGCCGCGGCCCGATGAACGCCTCCAGCACCAGCACGTGGATGCCGCGGCACACGATGGTTCCGTCGCGGCACAGCTGCACCAGGTGGTAGCCCCGCGAGACGCTGGGCTTCAGCACGGTCCCCTTGCGGCGAGCCGGGCGGCCTTTGCAGTCCACAACGGTGCGAGGTTCGGAGCGAGCCCGACCCAGCGAACTCACGCTGTAGAGGCCTTCGTAGCCCAGGGCCGGGCGCCATTCTTCAAGAGCAGTGTCGGTCATAGCTTTAGATGCTATGGAGTGCCGGCGCAACTTCGTGTGGGCGCCCTGTGATCGACCCCCGCGACTTCGACACGCCGCAGTGGCAACGACTGCGCGACCACCTGACCGCGCGGCTGCAGCAGCTGCGCGAAGAGAACGACTCCGGTGATGCGGACAGCACGGCAAAGCGCCGAGGCCGCATCGCGGAGGTCAAGGAGTTGCTGGCCCTGGGTGACAAAGCCCAGGCCCGGCGACAAGAGCCCACCGGCACCAGTGGCCCGTGGTTCTGACTCAAAGCCCACCCACCCACATGAGCGACGCAACCAACCAGCGCGACGAAGAGGCCGAATTCGAGGCCGGTTTCTCCTCCATCCTGAGCGACCAGGCCCGCGAGGCCCCGTCGCACCAGGCCACCGACACCGACACGGATCCGTCGGAAGGTGGCAGCGAGGACAAGCCCGGTGCCGAGGCGCAGGCCGAAGACAAGCCGGACCCGTTCGCATCGCTGCCCCCGGAAGTTCGGGAACTGCTGGCCACCGTGCCCCGCATGCAGATGGAGCTCGAAAGGGCCAACCGTCAGCTGGGGCAGATCCCAGCACTGCAGAGCCGCATCGACAAGCTCACCGCCCAGGCCACGCCGCGCGAACCCGCGCCGCAGCCGAAGCTGGAGAAGGTCGAGCGGCTGCGCACCGAACTGCCGGAAATCGCCGACGCGCTGGACGAGATCGTTCAGTCCGTGGGCGCCCAGAGAGAGGCGAAGGCCGACGAGCAGCAGCCGCTGCAGCGCACGGCCGACGCCCCCGATCCCGTCAATGACGCCATGGCCGCCCTCGATGAAGCGCGGTCAACGTGGCGCCAGGACCTGTTCAGTGCCGACTTCCAGCTGTGGCTCACGCGACAGCCCGAGGACCGGCGCAAAGAGGTCACTGGCACCAAGCGCGCGGACGTGATCCTCAAGGCGCTCAAGGACTTCGACCAGGCCAAGCCGGCGGCACCGTCCCCCAACCCCCAGGCCTCTTCGCGCACGACGCGCATGGCCGCAGCGGTGGCGCCTTCGGGCACCTCGCGGCGGCCGCGTGCGGCAGTCGATGACGACGAGGCCGAGTTCGAGGCCGGGTTTCGTTCCGTCCGAGGCTGACGGGCACCCGGGCTCCTGAAAGGAACCCATCATGGAACAACGCATGGCCACCCAGAGCGCCCGTATCGGGCGCTACAAGGGTGAAATCCTGGCCCACGCAATGCCGCAGGAGGTCATTGGCCGCGTCGGCGTGTCGCTGAAGAAGACGATCCCGAAGAACACCTCGGAGACCGTCATCTACCGCCGCTGGCTGCCCAAGGGCGCCACGGTGAACTCGCCCAACACGTGGAACGTGAACCCGGCCGAGCACCGCATCAACGAGGGCGAGACCCCCGTGGGCGAAGGCCTCTACGCGCAGGACATCCAGGCGACCCTGCAGGAGTACGCCGTCCTGTACCGCTACAGCAACCGCGTGGCGGACTTCTACGAGGACGATGTGCCCAAGGAGATGCGCCGCATGACCGGCGAGCGCATGGGCCTGCTGCTGGAGATGGTGCGCTGGGGCCAGCTGCGCGCGGGCACCAACGTGTTCTACCCGGCCCTGACGGTGACCTCGCGGTCGCTGGTCGGTGGCGCGGCGGGCCACGGCATCAACGCCAACATGCTGCGCCGCATCGCGCGCTCGCTGTCCACCAACCTGGCCTCGAAGATCTCCAGCGTGCTGGAGGCCTCCACCAAGATCGGCACCCAGCCGATCGAGGCCGCGTTCGTGGTGGTGTGCAGCAGCGACCTCGAGGCCGACATCCGCCAGCAACTGTCGCCCGGCTTCGTGCACGTCAGCGAGTACGGCTCGCGCAAGCCGATGCACGAGAACGAGCTGGGCAGCTGGGAGCAGTTCCGCTTCGTGTCGAGCCCGCACCTGGGCCCGTACCTGCAGCAGGGCGCGAACTCGGCGGCCAACACGTACCTGACCGGCGGTGCTCCTGGCACCACGGCCACGGACGTGTACCCGTTCATCGTGATGGCCGAGGAGTGCTACGGCGACGTGATGCTCCGCGGCATGGGCGCGATGGACGTGACGGCCATCCCGGCCAACACCAAGACCAAGGACGACCCGCTGGGCCAGCGCGGCTACGTCGGTGCGTCGACCTACTTCACCGCCGTGCGCCTCAACGAGGGCCACATGGCGGTGGGCGAGGTCGCGTGCTCGGTCCTGGCCTGATGAACCAGGGGGTGTAGTCGTCACGCACGACCGCACCCCCGATCAACCCCTGAAAGGAAACTCACATGAGTGCAACCAAGCGCGACGCGTTCGCCATCAACACGCCGGGGCTGGCCGAAGCCACGACCCTGGTCGGTGGCGTCCAACGCACCCTGGCGTGCCAGTACGTCATCGACGGCCGCACGTTCAACCTGGCCGCAGCCAACGACATCGCCATGGTGGCGACGCCCGGCACCAGCTTCACCGTGATGACGGCCGGGCAGATCTGCCCGTTCTACTTTCTCGTGAACGCCGCCGGCACCATGACCGTGCTGCAGGGCACGCCGGTGACGGCGCCCAACCGGCCGGGCTATGTGCCCAACGCCTTCGAGTGGCCCGAGCGTGACGGCTTCGCTGTCATCGGCGCGATGGTGGTGCAGACCAACGGGTCGGCCACCTACACGCCCAACGTCACCGACCTGAGCGCGACCGATGTGGTGGACACCTTCGTCCACCCGGGCCCGGACTACTCGCGGCCCATCCCGTACTGAGCCACGAGGCTCGGTTCCCACGGGGCGGGCTTCACGGCTCGCCCCGTCCACCCCACGGCGAGGACCGCAAGCAGCCGTCCGAGCAGAGCACAGAGGAATTCATGGCACGCACCCGCACCACCACCGAGGCCGTCGACTTTGCCGACGGTGGCGTCACCGACATCGGCGACATCAGCCTGGACGATGGCGTCGAGGACTACAGCAAGTTCCGCGTCATGACCGACAACCAGGTCGAGGTCATCACCGAGCGGGAGTTCAAAGAGACCCAGGAGGTGATGCAGTTCATGCAGGACCTGCTGGTCATCGAGATCCACCGCAGCAGCGACCAGAACGCGCCGACGCACGCGCTGGTGGGCGTCAACGGCGAGCAGGTGTGGCTGCCCCGCGGCCGCAAGCTCCGCGTGCCCCGGTACTTCGTGGAGCGACTGGCCCGCAGCCGGCCGCGCGACTACAAGACCGAGGACAACCCGGATCCGCGCGCCGACATCGCCAAGCGCACGACGCGGCAGACCGGCATGGACTATCCCTTCAACGTCCTGCAGGACCCGAACCCGCGCGGCCGCGTCTGGCTCGAGCGCGTGATCAAGGAAAGCCGCTGAAATGAACCTGCTGGCGTTGGCACAACGGCTGTGGAGCGAGTCGGGCCGCCTCGGCGCGGGCCCGACGGGTGTGACGGGCCTGCAGGGCGACCAGCTGCGCGCGGTCAACGCCGTGCGCGACGCCTGGCGCACGCTGCAGATGGAGACGGCCAAGCACCGCTGGAAGTGGATGCGGCGCACCGTCACCAAGCCGCTGACCGCCAACGTCATCACGTACACCGCGGCGGGCTGGAGCCTGACCGACTTCGGCCGCTGGTGGCCGGAGTCGACCGACTACATGCCCGAGGCCCTGGACGCGGCCGGCAACCGCATGGCGCGGCTGTGCTGGCTGCCCTACGAGACCTTCCGCGAGACCCACATGGTCTACGACAACCCCGGCCTGCCCGATGCGTGGTCGACGGCCCCGAGCGGCGACCTGCTGGTGGGCGCCAAGCCGGCAGGCACGGGCTGGCAGCTGCGCGTGGACTACCTGACGGAGCCCACGGAACTGACCGCGGCCACCGACGCGCCGAACATGCCCGCGAAGCACCACATGCTGCTGGTGTGGATGGCGCTGGAGCAGATGGCATCGAGCGACGAGAACGCTGCGGCCAAGCTGCGCGCCAGGGACAACCGCCGGACGGACAAGGCGCTGCTGATGAACGAGCAGGCCGACAGCCCGAGCCTGTACCACATGGAGCCGCTGGCGTGACGATCAGGCTCGACTACCAGCCCCTGGGCTTCGGCCTGGACGAGGACTCGGGCTTGAGTAACCCATCGGCCGGCCACCTGATCGGCGTGGAGAACTACGAACTGGTCTTCGGCGACGAGGGCCTGCGCCGCACCAATGGCTACGAGGCGTTCGACGGGCGTGCACAGCCGCACCGGGCGACCGTGTCCGTGATCGTGTTCGACACCGGCGTGAGCGAGATCGAGGCCGGCGATACCGTCACCGGGCCCACGGGCAGCGCGCGGGTGGTGCGCGTGCAGGTCGACTCGGGCACCTGGGCCGGCGCCAACGCAGTCGGCCGGCTGATCGTCACGGCGGTAACCGGCACTATCGCGCCGAACGATGACCTCGAGGTGTCGGCCGTGCCCAGCGCCACGGCCACGGCGTTCTCCGCGTCGACCATCGAGGACGCCAACTATGCGGCCGACATCGCCGCGGCGCGCAACTACTACCGCGGCCTGATCGGCAGGCCACCGGGCGAGGGCCCGATCCTCGGCGTCAAGGTCTGGAACTCCACGGTGCTGGCCCTGCGCGCGGCGGTCGGCGGCGTCACGGCCACGCTTTGGCGCTCGACTGCATCGGGATGGGAGGCGGTTCGCACGGGCCTGCGGGCCGGCGGGCGCATGCGGGCGATCGTGGCCAACTTCGTGGGCGACGCGGCCGAGCAGTCGCTGTATGTGGTCGACGGGCGCAATCGGTACTTCAGGATCACGCAGGCCTGGGCGCTGAACTTCGGGCCGGCTGTGTTCGACACCGAGGGCACCAGTACCAACTCCATTACGCCGGGGACAGGCTCGCGCACCTTCAACACCGCCGAGGGCGGCCGTCTATGGACGAGCGGGCAAGTGCTGCGCGTCTACTCGGCCAGCAACGCCGCGAACTTCGTGGTCGGCACGGTCACGTCTTCGACCGCATCCTCTGTCACGATCAACGTCACGTCCTTCGGCGGCGTGGCCGCGACCGACTGGCACATCTGCCGCGAGGACAGCCAGGACCGGCCGTACCTCCTGGCCGAGCACAAGAACTACCTGATGCTGGGCTACCCGCGCGGGCAGCTTCAGACCTCCGACGTGGGCGACCCCATGGTGGTGGGCGCCTCCAGCGACGCATTCGGCGTGGGCGCTGAGATTACCGACCTGCGCGGCATGCGCGGGGACGTGCTGGGCGTGTTCACGGCCACCGGCGTGTCGCTTCTGTACGGCGACGGATCGACCGCAAAGCCCTGGGAGATGCGCGACCACACGGGCAGCAACGGCAGCCTGGCCGACGCCGCACAGGAGATCGGCGGGGACGCGGTCTATGCCTCGGCGGCCGGCATCCACACCATGAGCGGCACGCAGGCCTTCGGCGACTTCGCCTACACGAACATCGGCCGCAAGGCCCAGCGCTCGATCCGCGAGACCCTGCGGGCCTACCGGTGCACCGCGTTGTCGCGCAAGGACGGCCAGTACCGCGTCTACGGCTCCGACGGCCTGGTGCTGGTGATGACCGTCTACGGAAACCCCAACCCGAGCACCGTCCGCTTCACCAAGCTCCGCTACCCACACCAGGCCGTCTGCGCCGACGGCACCATGGCGGCTGATGGAGAGGAGTTCATGGTGTTCGGCACCGATGACGGCTGGGTGATGCGGGACCGCGTGGGCACGACGTTCAACGGCCAGGACATCGTCGCCTTCTTCCGCACCAGCTACTGGCACGCGAAGACCCCGCAGATCCGCAAGCGCTGGCGAAAGCTGGTGCTGGACGTGGACACCGGCCTGTCGGCCATCGCGCTGGTGTTCCGGCAGGACATCGACTTCTTCGGTGCCGACCAGGGCGACGCGCAGAACTATGACGTGCAGGTCGGCGGCGGCTACTACGACGCGAGCTACTTCGACGAGTTCTTCTACGACGGCGCAGCCGCGAGCTCGGTGCACGCCTCGATCGACGGCATCGGCCGGCACATGAGCCTGATCGTGGTGAGCGACGGCGACACCGAGCCCCACATCGTCCGAGGCCTGCACATGCAGTTCTCCCCCCTGGCGCTGCAGCGATGACCAATCCCTACTTCGACCACCGCATCAGCAGTTTCCGGTTCCTGCCGCTCACGCTGGTGCGGGCGGTGGCCAGCAATGCGCGCCTGGACGAGGTCAGCGTCGGCTTCGACACCGTCAAGGCCCACATGGACCTGAAGGCGCCGCTGGCCAGCCCGACGTTCACGGGAACGGTGACGTTCAACGCCGGCACGGTGACCTTCAACACCACGGCGCTCAACGTGACCAGCGGCACGGTGACGATCCCAAGCCCGGGGACGGTGGCCGAGAACAGCGGCCGGGCGGCGACCACGGCCTGGGTGCAGTCCCTGCTTGGCTCGCTCTCGGTGGGCCTGCCACCGCAGCTCACGCACGCGGGAAAGTGGCTGCAGACCGACGGGATCAGCGCTTCGTGGCAACCGCTGCCGCAGCGCCAGTCTCAGGTGTTCACCTCAAGCGGGACGTTCACGCCTCCGGCGGGCGTCAGCCGGTTCTTCATCATCCTGATTGGTGGGGGTGGCGGCGGCGCATTCAGCGCCCAGGGTGGCGCTGGGGGCTTGGTATTCGGTGTCGCCGAGATCGGCGGCCCAGTCTCGGTGACCATCGGCGCCGGCGGCTCAGGAGCGCCCGGCAGCGCGTCTTCAATCGGCTCAATTGCGACAGCCAATGGCGGGAATGTCCCAGCAAGCGGTACTGGAGCCGCCGGAGGCACTGCATCGACGACGGCGCCCGGCTGCGTCGCGGTGACCGGCGAGTTCGGGCAGAGCGCGTTCAACAACCTGCAGACCGGAGGCGGCGGCGCAAGCCTGTTCGGTAGCGGCGGCCCAGGCGGCGGCGGCGGCCTTTCTCTCGGCAGCGGCAAGAACGGCATTGCCATCTTCATCTGGTGACCCATGCGCTTCGCACTGCTTCAGCAAGACGGCACGGTCGAGAACGTCATCCTCGGCGACGCGGACTGGGTGGAGGCCAACGCGCCCGGCGCAGTCCCGGTCGGCCCTGATGTCGGCCCTGGCTGGCGCCGCGTGGGCGACCAGTTCGTGCCCCCCGATCCGCCACCGCCGACGGTGCCTGACCGCGTCACCGCCCGGCAGGCCGTCGAGGCCCTGCTGCGCAGCGGCATCACCGAGGACATGGTGGAGGCGGCTCTGAGCGCGATTCCTGACGCGACGCAGCGCGCCATCGCCCGCAACCTCTGGCGCCGCTCCAACGACTTCGAGCGCAACAACCCAACCCTGATCGCGCTGGCCACGCAGTCGCTGGGCATGACCGAACAGCAGCTTGACCAACTGTTCATCCTGGCCAACACCCTGTAAGGAAACCATCCCATGAACGAACAGATCGTCTACGACTTTGGCGCGGCCACGGCCGTGCTTCGCCTGTGCAGCGAGGCGACGGCCCAGAAGGCGGGCCAACTTGTGGCAGCGCTGCGCGACGCCGCGGCCGACGGCCTGCCGCAGGAGCACGAGGAGCTGTCCTGGCACGGGCGGGTGCGGTTCTGCCTTTCGCACGGCTTCGCCGCTGAGGTGGTGGTGCGCGCTCCCGACGGCGCGACGGGCAACCCCTTCGCCGTGGTGCTGGCGCTGCCCGACTCGATGGCGCCGGGCAAGGCCCTGCTGCTGGCCTGCGAGGTGGCTGGTCCTGCCGAGGTCTACAGGCCGCTGCTGCTGGACGCGGCGCGCGCCTGGGCGGCTTCGCGCGGGCTGGAGCTGGGCCGGCGCGTGCGCGTGGTCCGGGAAGAGTGGGAGCCTGCCTGACACCAGCGGGCGCAGGCAGACCGTAATCGACACCGAA